ATCGACGAAAACGGACAGAATGCAGCCAACGAAGAAGACGCGAACAGGTTCGACACATTCGCTGATGCCGTAGAGGTTGCGCAATCATTAACAACCGGCCAAGTCGAAGATTGGGAACAGTGGGCATCAATTGTCGAAATTTAACCAAGCCAACCAAGGGGAATGAGACTATGAAATATGCTACACAAATTAATTGTGTTATATTCAGCATGCACAATACGCCAGCGGCCGCCGAAAAGAGCGCGGCAAAAACAAACTCTCTAGGCCTGCCGTATATGGTTAGTGTGCGCGGATTGCTCCCTAAGGGCGAACTGCCGGGATGGGAGCGCGGTGACAATCCGGCTCCAAAATACTGGACAAATTGAGACCAAAGGGGCGCAAGCCCCGGAAATGAGGAAGAGACTATGACTAAAATCCAAACACTAATTGAGCAGGCAGGTGGGTCTACTGCATTCGCACGAATACGCGGAATCCCTCTTCGGACTGTCGAGAATTGGAAGTCTGGGGCGCGTGTTCCGAGCGGGTGGGTGGTTGAAATGATCGAGCGGGATAAAACACCATAGCCGGTTAGTCTTTTGCTTGACTTATAACTCCAAAGCATTACCTTTTTACATATGAGCAAAGAAACTCCCGTACAAAAACGCCCGACTTCAGACATTTACACCGCCGAGATTGACGACGGTTTACAGAATGTTGTATCAAATTTAGGTACAAAGAAAGCCCGCGATCCATACACGCGCCTGCTTAAAGATCACAGACTTGATCGCATAGAGCTAGAAGACATTTACCGCTCTTATTGGATTGCGAAGGCTGTAGATGTTAAGCCGTGGGATATGACGAGAGAATGGCGAACCTTTTCGGGTGACGAGATTACGCCGGATCAAATTAAAGCCATAGAAGAGGAAGAACGTAAGGTTGATGCCGGTTGCGATATTAGAGAAGCACTGAAGTGGGCATCGCTATACGGAGGTGCTGGCTTGGTTATGCACGTAAACGGTCACGGCATAATGGAAGAGCCGCTGGACGTTACGAAGATCAAGAAGGGGCAACTCAACCGCCTTTCACCGGCTGACAGGTGGGAGCTCATCCCTGCAAGCTCAACGATGGATTATAACCCGCTGTCTCCAACATACGGAACCGCCGCGTTTTACAGAGTTGCAACAGACATAAACGGACAACTTATTCACCGATCGCGCATCATCTTCTTCCGCGGTCGATCTATGCCCATACGCATCACGCGCCAGCTTTTGGGGTGGGGAGAGTCAGACGTACAGCGATGGTATAAGGCAATCACGAATAACGAAACGCTGGCCGCAGCCATCATTGAGGGCGTACATCAGGCAAACATTGACGTTGTATCAGCCAAGGGGCTCGCCGAAACGCTCGCCCAAAATGGCGGTGAAAAGAAAATCCAAGACCGCTTCATGACAATGGATTTCTGCAAATCGCTTTTAAACATGGCCGTTATCGATGGCGACGACACGATGACTCGCAACGCCTTCCCATTCTCAGGACTGCCAGAAATCAAGAAGGTATTTCTTGAAGAGCTTGCCTCTGCTACTGATATTCCGGTCACGCGCCTGTTAGGATCAAGCCCTGGCGGCATGAACGCAACCGGAGAGAGTGACACTCGCAATTACTATGACATGATTTCAGCGCAACAGCAGAACGACCTATCACCGAAGCTATACCAACTCGACCAAGTTCTCATCCGATCTGCGCTAGGTGACTATCCAGAGGGTTTGTCCTTTGATTTTAACCCGCTTTGGCAGATGACACCAGAAGAAGACGCGACGCTTAAACAGACTCAGGTTCAGACTCTCATATCTTTACAATCTATCGGCGTTGACGATTACACGCTCCAAAAGGACGCCATCGAAATGGGACTTGTTAAGAATCTGGCCATTGAGGACGTTGAAGCCGCTGAAAAGATGGATGATTTTGATGTTGACCCAGAGAACGACGATTTCAATCCTGAGAATGAACCTGAAGACGATACAAGCGGTGGAGGCGGAAATGATACGGACTCGATTATCAAAAGCCTGACCTCACAACCAGACGGTGACTCAAAAAAAAAAGATGACGGCGGATCGTTTAACAAAGTAACGTCATCCGGCAAAAGATACCGCGAAACTTCAGCAGGAAATAGAGTCTATAAAGATGGCGTGAATGACGAGATCGGATTTAAAGAAGAGAAACACAAACGAGATGGGGGCAAGTTTGCTAAAACAGAGGGTGGCGGAAGTGGTGGGAACGATCAACCGCAGGGCAAGACAACGGCTCAGAAGCTTGTAGAGGCGAGAACCGGAGCATCGTCTATACCAAGCACAAAGGGCGGCGGTGAAGACTACCCAGACCACATCAAAGCCCTGAAAGTTCCGCCAGCTTGGAAGCACGTCGTATATTCAGACGACCCTAACGCAGATTTGTTGGTAATCGGCGAGGACGCGAAGGGACGCAAGCAGCGTATCTATTCAAAAGCGTTCACGGAAAGAAGTTCTGCGGCAAAGTTCCAAAGAATATCGGCCTTGATAAACGATATTAAAGACATCGATAAAACGAACGACGAAAACAGAGCCGATGGAGTAGAAGAGTCGTTTGTGTTCAACCTAATTCGCAAAACGGGGATTCGCCCGGGTAGTGACGTTGATACGAAGGCTAAGAAGCAGGCTTACGGGGCCACAACGCTTGAGGGCAGGCACGTTGTGGTCGGGAAAGACGGCGGCGTAACCCTTAAGTTTACTGGTAAAAAGGGTGTTGATTTATCTATTGGAATAGACGATAATGAACTTTCAGACGAACTAAAGCATAGAAAGGTATCATCAGGAGATGACGGGCGACTGTTCGACACGAAAGCTACCAAGCTTAGAGCTTATTCAAAGTCGATAAGTGGAGGAAAATACAAGCCAAAGGATTTGAGAACGCTCATGGGAACGACCATAGCGGCAACAGAGGTTTCAAAAATAACCGAGATGCCCAAAACCGCCAATGAGTATAAGAAAATAGTTAGAGATATTGCCGTTAAAGTCAGCGCGAAGCTAGGTAATACTCCCGTAATTGCCCTCCAGTCCTACATTAATCCAAGCGTATTCGAGAAAATAAAGGTGGCCGCATGAACGAAGAAATAACAGAAGAAGACGAAGATTTTGACGACGATGTTTTACTTGACAAAACTCCTGATGTCATAGTCGCCCTGCTCGGATTTGACCCGCTTGAACTAATGGACGGTGACGATGCGGAAGAGGTAGCAAAAGACTAATGCCGCTCTTATACCAACCATTCCGAATCTCCGTAAACCTAGACCTCGCAGTCTATGGGATGTTCGACACCATGCAGGATTTAGGCGAGATGATTAGGCTTGTACCTGAGTGGCAGAAACCGGAAGCGGTAAAGATAAAGCGGCGCATAGTAAACAGAATGGCGGATTGGTTAAATGGCAAAGACTAAACCAAAGACTAAGTTTAAAAAGGCTCGTGGCGTAAAGCTCAACAAGTCGGCAGAGGTGCGCTATCGTAACGCGCTACTGTCAAACGTTGCTAAGATAAACGCGCTTATCAAGATCCACGTAGTGCCGTTGCTTAGGCAAAATCCTACCGTGCTAGATTCCGAGGACATCACAGACGGAATAGTTGGCAACGTGTCAAGAGCCTTTGCTGTTATCCAGACGCTTCTAAATCTAGACGGTAGTGCTGCTTCTACGCGCTCAGAGGAGTTTGTCGGCCTAATCGGTAAGACGGCGAACAAGCGCAACTCAGACGCTATGACAGCCGCAGGATTCGCCCTGCCGTCTGTTAAAAATATTATCGAGTCTCAGGGTATCGAAGCGGCTGTCGAGGCATCAACGGCAGAGAACGCCATGCTTATTACAAAGATGAGCAAGGACTACATCGACCGGATGCAACAGGCTGTACTCGATAACTACATGACCGGCAAATTTATCGGCAACGGGGGCGTGGTCAAAGAGCTTCAGCGCATTTCAGGTATTACAAAGAACCGCGCAAAGCTCATTGCAAGGGATCAGGCCAACAAGATTCATGGAGCAGTTACAAAGATACGGTCGCAGGCAACTGGATCGATCGGATACGAATGGAACAACGTAAAAGATCAGCGAGTGAGAGGAAATCCCGCTGGCAAGTATCCAAACGTACCACAGTCTCGCAACCATTGGGATAGGAACGGTAAATACTTTCTGTGGCAACGCATGAACAAGCCACCTCTTGCACCTGACGGACGACCGTTTAGACAGCCGCCTATCGATGGAGCACCAGGAGCCGCAATCAATTGCTTTGTTGGATCAACTAATATAGATCTTTCTAATGGATGTGACAAGCTCTGGCGGCGCAGTTATTCCGGCGAGCTTGTTACGCTTACAACGAGCGACGGGGCTAATCTGCAATCCACTCCTAATCATCCAGTAATGACGACTAGAGGTTGGTTGCCTGTCAACGAAATCAAGAAGGGTGATTATCTCCTCAAGAGAGTTGTTGATGGCCGTTGCGTCGCAGACGTGGACAAGAACGAGTTTAAGACCACGTTTAAAGACTGCTGGGAGGCGGTTGGGAGCGTCGATCTTCTTTCTACCGCTACTGGATCCACTTTTGACTTCCACGGCGACGGAAGAGAAGGCGAGGTCGATACTATACTTCTCGACGGCAAGTTGTCTTGTTACGGACTTTCCGCAACTCTCAAGCGCGTCGCAAATCTCATTTTCTCCCGGCCCGTAACCGCTACCTCGACCCCTGCTCGCGCTCTGGCATGTGATGGCGCACCTGATGGCCTGATTGGTTCTATCCTTTGGTGCCTTTCTTGCCGCAACAGTAAGAAGTGCTCGTTCCTTTTCGGTTGTGTTTCTCATCCTGACAAACATCGCCTCGGATCTTCCGCGCAGAGGAATATCGTGTGCCCTGAGAATTCGAGAAATAACAGTTCTCGAAACGCCATAATTTGCGGCGATCTTTTTGACGGAACCACCTTCGGCAAACTCATCAAGTATTTTAGACTCAGGAAGATCGTTAACCATATTGCTAGGCGGTCTTTTCTTCCTGACGATCTTAACACCTCTGGCGCGGAGTGCTTGGCTGAGGTTGTCGGGATGACACCCCATAGCGACGCCGCACTCTTTAAGTGTGGCCCCTTCCTGTACGAGCCTATTTGCGTGGTCGAGAAATGCGTTGGTATATTTAATGACACCCATGTTTATAATCTCCAATCTGTTTCTGGAATATATCACGCAAACGGCATAGCTGTCAAGAACTGCCGGTGTTTTGCGTCGCCGATTTGGATTGAAGAGGACGGGGAGTTTTTCTAGTAAATTTATTCAACAAATCGCTTGCCGCGTTTTTCCAATGAGTTAGAAACTAAGCAATGGAAAGAGAAATATGCTCGTTTTCGACAAAATAGAACTAAACAAATCTAAGCGTGTGAAGACAGATGAGGGGT